CTGTGCTGATCGGCTGGAGTCCGTGGCAACATGCCACTGCCGACTTGGTTAACCCTGTGAATGCCATTTTGCAGCGTGACATAGATGAATGTGTCGCGAGTCTGACTGCAGATTTCTTGGCGGGTCTGAATGGGCCTGGTGCGAAGAGGTCGCCTTTAGAGGTGTATGATGAGTACACTGCAGTGAATGGCACTCCCGGGGTTGCTTATGTCGACGGACTTAACCGCACGACGAGTGCGGGTTATCCTTACAACCGCCCGAAAGGGCAATTCCTCGTGGATCTTCCACCCACTGGGGACGGCAACACTCACCCTGTTGAAGTAACAGAAGAGATTCGTGAACAGGTGCGTAGGATTGAGATGAAGTATCTCAATGGCGAGCGTAACCACACGATCTTTAAGGCTCATTTGAAAGACGAGCCGGTGACATTTGCCAAGCGGGCAGCGAAGAAAACCCGCGTTTTTGCAGGCGCACCGTTGGCTGCGGTGATTCATACTAGGAAGTATTTTCTGTCGTTCATTCGACTGATCATGAACAACAGACTCATTTTTGAGTCTGGTCCTGGTACAGTTTCCCAATCGAAGGAATGGGGAGAGATTTACCGCTACCTGACGTGTTTCGGCACAAACAAAATTGTGGCAGGGGATTATAAGGCCTTTGACAAGAGGATGAATTCCCAGATGATAATCGCCGCGTTCCAAGTGTTGATCAATCTTGCCAAATCGTATGGTGAGAGTACATTGGATGAAGATGACATAAGGAACATGGCAGGAGTCGCTACGGATACCGCTTTTCCGACTCTAGACTTTAATGGAGACCTCATACAGTTTCATGGGAGTAACCCTTCTGGGCACTCTCTTACGACAATTGTTAATGGTCTTGTCAACAGTCTGTACATGCGGTACACGTACCTCAAGCTCAATCCAGAGCACGAGGTTGACTCTTTCCGTGAGAACGTGAGGCTGTTCACGTACGGAGATGACATGATCTGTGGCGTTTCAGATGATGCCCCGTGGTTCAACCACACAACAATCCAGAAGACGCTGGCTGGAGTGGATATCACATATACCATGGCCGATAAGGTGGCAGATAGTGTGCCATACATCGACATAGCGGAGGCTACTTTCCTGAAGAGGACGTGGCGATTTGAAGAGACAGTGGGGGACTATTTTTGTCCTCTAGATGAAGAGTCAATCACACGAGCCTTAACTATCTGGGTCAGATCGAAGACAGTGAATGAGAAGACCCAGATCGTAGATGTGATGCGGAGTATGCATATGGAGTACTTCTTCTACGGACGTGAAGTGTTCGAAGAGAAGACGGCCATGTTCCTCGATGTGATCAAGAAGTTTGATCTCGAGGAGTATGTGAGCGACGCTTTTCCTGCATGGGAGGAGTATGTCGTGAAGTGGAAACTTGGCTCAGGGCTCATCAAGAGTTCTGAACAGGATTCTACTTCGCTCTAAATGCCCGCACGACCGAGATGTCGTTAAACTCCTAGGGCCCTTCGAGGGTGGGTCCTATTGGAAACCAAAATCCTCGCTCTCCTGGTATTTTACTTGCTGTGGGCATACTTAGTGTTCTTGGCTTGAAAGCCCCCAGTATTGGACCAGAGAGAAACTTTACCTGAGCAGTCCTCAAAAGCCCTATTTAGGGACGGGTGTGGTGGAACCCAAATAGCCTAGAACCGGCGGCAGCTTACACCTCGCTGAAGGGCGTTGTGTAGAAATTGAGTCAAACTGTGGCCGTAACTTGACTCGCTGAACCAACTGAAGTCGTAATGCCCCAGGACGTTAAACAGGGGCCGGAAGGTGACGTTACCCAGGAGACAGTAACCTTTCGTGATCATGAATCTGGGAATGTGGTTGTGTATGGCGACGTGACAGATGAGACTTACAAGACAGGCATGGATGATGCCTGTGCCCTAGGTGACTTCCTCTCTAGGCCGGTGCGGATATTCTCCGTAGATTGGCCTGAGGGGGGCTCGATTAGTTCGAGTTTGGAACCATGGGATCTCTTCTTCAACGCTGCTCAAATACGCCGCAAATTGGACAACTTTGGCCTTCTGAGGTGCAAGTTGCACGTTAAAGTGATGATCAACGCTGCCCCGTTTTATTACGGCCTAGCGCTCATCTCTTATCACCCTCTCACGGATTTTAATCCACCAGATGCGATAGCGGTCGCGTCGGCAGTTGCAAAGCTGGTGGCGCGGTCTCAACATCCGCACATTTGGATTTATCCGCAGGACAGTCAAGGCGGTGAGATGGATCTCCCTTTCTTTTATTACAAGAATTGGATTGATGCCACCGTCCGTCAGAATTTTAAATCTATGGGGACTCTCCATATTGACAGTCTGGGTGCTCTAAGAAACGCTAATAGTGTGACTGGCTCCGATGTTACCATCGTAGTCTACGCGTGGGCAACTGATGTAGAACTCGCAGCCCCCACCACGGGGCTGGCTCTTCAGTCGTCCGTGCAAAAAGTGAGTCGCTCACGTGGGATGAAGAACACGCAAGCGACCACAAAGAAAACAGGGAAAGACGC